TCAACCTGAAGATGCAAACGATCACAGTATACAAGGCGGACAATATGCTTGGCTACCTTATAAAAAGAAAATAGGCAACTGGGAAGTAATAAAGAAGATTATTAAAGATGACATGGAGGAATAACATGTGTGAATATTGTAAGAAAAATAAAAAAATAAAAAGTTGTAATTTTGGTGGAAGTGCAACTATGCTAGTATCACAAAATATCTTAGATATATATGGAGATAAAAATAAGTTTAGCATATTCAAAAGAATATATAGACCTAGATTTGAGATTAGTTATTGTCCAATGTGTGGAAGAAAATTAGCGGAGGAATAGTTATGAGTAAAGTTAACGATAAATTAAAAGATATAGTACGAAATTGGCTCAATATACAACCATCGCCACGGAAATTCGATAACAATACAAGAAACAAACACATTTGAAGGTAGTTGTTTTAGAAATTTGCTATGGTACAGAGGCGATGCGTCAGAACTACATCAATATTATACTCAAATAGATGACATGATGGGAAATGCCAAGTTCTGGGCAGCAGAAAGCAGCAACGGAGTAAATTTCCGCAAAATACATACAGGGCTCCCAGCAATTATTATTGATATGTTAGCAGATATTATAATTGATAGTTTCAACAAAATAACAGTAGTAAAAAATGAAGATGCACAAAAAGATTGGGAAGAAATTGCAAAAGAAAACGATTTCAAAGAAATTGTAAAGCAATCAATAATAGATGTATTTGTAGAACACGATGGGGCTTTCAAAATAAATTATGATACAGATATAAGCAAATATCCAATCATAGAATTTTATCCAGGAAGTAAAGTAGAATATGAACGAACAGCTGGAAGAATAACAGCAATAATATTTAAAAATTATTATGAAAAAACAAATGCTACATATTTATTGAAAGAAAAATATTCAAAAAAAGGTATAACATATAAACTATATAAAAACAATCAAGAATGTAATATATCAGAAATAGAAGAAACAAAAGATTTAAAAGAAATAACAGATAATAATTTCATGATGGCCATACCAATGATGTTCAATAAGTCTAAAAAGTACAAGGGCAGAGGACAAAGTATAATTGAAAAGAAACTTGATGCTTTTGATAGTTTAGATGAGGTGTGGTCACAGTGGATAGATGCCATTAGAGATAATAAGACACAAACATATATACCAGAAGACTTATTACCAACAGATAGTAATGGTACTGTCCTAAAACCTAATACTTTTGATAGAAGATATGCAAAAATAGGAAGTAGTAGTTCAGAAACAGAATCAGATAAAATAACAAGAGAAAATAGTGATTTTGATTATGAAGGAATGCTGCAGAGTTATATAACAGCATTAGATTTATGTTTGCAAGGTTTAATTAGTCCATCTACTTTAGGAATAGATGTTAAAAAATTAGATAATGCAGATGCACAAAGAGAAAAAGAAAAAGCTACTCAATATACTAGAGGAAAAGTAATAGATGTGCTAGAAAAGGTTATTCCAAAACTAGTTTGTATTTGTTTAATGACTTATGATAAAGCACAAAATAAAACGCCAGGAAAATATGAAGTAACTGTTGATTTTAAAGAATATGCAAACCCAAGTTTTGAGGCAACTGTAGAAACGGTATCGAAAGCAAGACCAGGACAAAATGTAATGAGCATTGAAAAATCTGTTGATACGATGTATGGCGATAGCTTGAGTAAAGAAGAAAAAGAAGAAGAAGTAAAAAGACTAAAAGAAGAACAAGGTATAATTCAAAAAGATGAACCATCACTATTTTAGGTGGTGATTAGATGGATAATAACTATGATATAAAGCAAGTAATGGAAGAAATTGAACAAGATTTAATTGTTCGTATGAAAAGAACATTGTGGAGCCACAAGGAAGACGAAAAAGCAAAGGGATTTGATTGGCCACAATGGCAAGCAATGAAACTTAAGCAATTGCAAGAATACAAAGAAGCAAACAAACAAATATTTAACGAAAAAGCTAAGCCGTTAGATAGATATTTATATAATCATATAAAGCAACAGTTTAGAGAAGGTGCTAGCAGAACTAACAAAGATGCAATTAAAAAAGGTATTATAAAAAAAGAAGATTCACAATTGAGTGGATCTTTTTTTGGATTAAATCATAGAAAATTAGATGCATTGATAAAAAGTACAAAAAAAGATATGTCAGATGTTAAATATGCTACTTTGAGGATGGCCAATGACAAATATAGACAAATAATATTTAAAGCACAAGTATATGCTAATTCAGGAGCAGGAACAGTAAAACAAGCTATTGATATGGCCACAAAGGATTTTTTGGCAAAAGGGTTTAACTGTATTGAGTATAAAGATGGCTCGAGACATAATATAGCAGATTATTGTGATATGGCAATTAGGACAGCAAATAAAAGAGCTAACTTAGAAAGAAGTTATGCAATCCACTAGTATACATATCAAAACATAATCATGCGTGTGACAAATGTGCCAAATGGCAAGGTCGAGTATATATTGATAATGTTTGGTCTGGAGGCACAGAAAAAGATGGTAAATATCCATTATTAAGTGTTGCTATACAAGGCGGATTATTTCATCCTAGGTGTCAACATGGGTCTAGTACATATTATGAAGGTGTAAACGACGAACCAGAAGAAGTAAGCCAGGCTGAACATAATCACGATGATTATACACAAGAATTGCAAAGGAGAAAAAAAGAATATGAAAGACTTGTTGCAGGCAGTTTATTTGCTGATAATATTAAAAATTATTCAAATAAAATTCAATATTTGCAAAATGAAATAGAAAGTTCTTATATAGAACTACCAATAAATATAGATTATACAAAACAACCTGAAATAATGGAGCAACAATATTATATTGATATAGAAGGAACGAAATATAAAGTTGACAATAAAAATGTAAAAATAAAAGCAAATCTAAAAGAAAGAGAAGTGGCAAAATTATTAAGTCAATTATATAGACAACCTGTATATCTTATTCCAGTAGTATTAAATCCACAAGGAATTAAAACTCCAGACTATATCATAAATAAAGAAAAGTTTGATTTAAAAGAAATTTTAGGGAACGGTAAAAACACATTAGATACAGCAATAAGTAAAAAGAAAATGCAATCAAACAATTTCATTTTTGATATTACAAACAGCAAAATGAAAGAAAATACAGCTATTGAACAAATAAAGAAAATATATAATTCCAATATTTGTACCACATCAAGGTTGCCCAAATGAATGTATATTTTGCAACCAAAGAAGCATTAGTGGACAGACAAAAAATATAACCAAAGAGGATGTAAAAAAAATAATAGAAGATATTAAAGATGAAAAAGTAAATTGTGTTGTAGTAAAAGACCTTTCTCGTTTAGGACGTAATTTAGTCGAAACAGGATATTATATTGAAATGTTTTTTCCATTACATAGAGTTCGTTTTGTATCGGTGAATGACCAATTTGATACAATTGATGGTATTAATAATCAATTAGGTGATTTTAAAGTTTGTGTTCCATTAACGAATGCTTTTCATGAAGAAACTACATTGGATATCAAAAGAAAAACAGAAACCGCATTAGATTGTAAAGCACAAATGGGGTTATTTATTGGAGCTCGTGCTCCTTTTGGCTATAAAAAATCAGAAACAAGTCGTGGTAAAATTGTTATAGATGAAGAAGCAGCAAAAATAGTAAAAAAGATATTTGAACTTGCTATAAATGATATGGGACTGACTGCGATTGTTCGTTACTTAAATGAAAATCATATTCCTACCCCTATGCAGTATGCTAGAGCAAATGGCTTAATTGGAAAATACAACGATGGAAGTGGTAATTGGAATACCCGTTCTGTAAAACACATTTTAACAAATCCTACTTATACAGGCATTTTAGTACAAGGAAAAAATAAAAGAATGGTAGAAAATACTCATGAAGCATTGATTGATAGTAATAGCTTTGAAATAGTACAAAAAAATTTACAAAGTAAAACATTAAATGCAGAAACACACACCCAATCTACAGAAAACTTATTAAAGGGAAAAATAATTTGTGGCTTTTGTGGTAGAAAAATGCAAAGAAAACGTGGTATCAATCATGCGGATTGGTATTTTTTTACTTGTAATACCAATAATCGTATTGCTTCTGGAATGTGTACAGGTATGTATATTAGAGAAGAAGAAATATTTCATGCAATTCATAAGCAAATTGGAAAAGAAATTGATTTGAATGAAATGATAGACTATATTGAAGAAATTCGCATTTATCAAGGGAAAAAAATCACTATAAAATATGCAGAAATATGGTATAATAAATAAAAGTCAATATGGAACAATAGGAAGTGAAAAAATTGGAAAAACATAATAAATTGGAAGTATCTTCTAATCTACTAAAAACAGTTTCAGATAATGATGACTTTTTAAAAGATACACAATTTAAAGTCATATTTACAGAACCAAAAGTTGCAGTGAATTTAGTACAAACATTGATTCCATTTTTGGATAGTAACAAAAATAGAAGTTTAGATGCAGTGCTAAAGGATTCTATCACAACATACAAATTTTATGATATAGAATTGAAAAACGTTCCTTTAAATGAGAGAACTTTGATAGTAATGGAAAAGTCAAACGAAACCATCACAAATGTAGGAAAAGTTTTTAGGCATGATGTGCTTTTTGATTACAAAGTTGGGTTTTGTTAACTTAATATGAAAATAAAAATACAGAAAAGACTTTTAAAAATACAGTCAAAAAAAGGCATACAAACAAAAGCGAATATCTGAAAAAATTTTTTAAAACAAAAACCAATGATTCGCTTGTTCCTGAGAATATAGAACACCTGCAACATAAGCAGGTGCTTGGTCCGATAAAGAAGAATGACTGTGGATAAAATTATAATAAAACAAAAAATTTGAAATCATATCCATAGCAGAATCAAAACTATGAAATCCTTTTTTCGTTTTGTACCAAGCCTTAAAAGTTTTGTTGAAAGATTCTAATACGTTGTTAATACAATCATCAGCAAAACACGAATATCTATGATGTTTCGATTTGGGATAAGCAAGCAGAATAGGCATATTATAAGCATCCAAACCGTCTGTAATGATTGTCAAAGGAGAAGCATCTGTAATATTACGTGATTTTTCAAAGAGTGTAAGAGCAGTATTACTATCTCTTACACTAGATAAGCAAAAAGCAATCACAACCCTTGTTTCAGAATCTAGTAGTATCCATAAAGAATGCTTTTGCCCTTTTACTTTAATATAAGTTTCGTCAACGTGCCATTCATCAGATTGTAAATTTGCTTTTTGTAGAAGAAAGTGAGAAACAGTTCTAAAAAAAGAAGCAAAATGACGCATCCAACGATAAATAGAAACGTGAGAAACACGAATAGACATCTGTTTTCTCAATAGTCTTTGTATCTGTCTGAGAGAGCAAGAAGCTTCAAAATAAAGAGTAAGAGCATATAAAATAACATTTGGTGCAAAACGAAATCTTTTAAAAGAAGCTGTTGCAAAAGTAGGGAACTTCTTTTTACAAAAATTCGGATGGATAATAGGAACTTTGATAGAATGTCCAGATTTTTTAGAATTACATTTAAAATGAATATAGAAGTCATACTTATGCCAAATAAATGTATTTCTACCACAAATAGGACATTTCGGATAGCCTTTTTTAGAAATTATAGTTTTATTAGGTTCTAAAGTAAACTGGTGATAACAATTACAACAACAATATTTTTGATGTCCATATTTATCTTTTCCATACCCGTATTGTGCATATAAAAACATTTTATTCGTCAACTTGTAATTTTTAATGGTATAAAAATGGTGCGGCGTATAAGAAGCAACTTCATACCGTGCATAAATAGCTTTATACTTTTTGCTGATTTGGACACTTTTCGAATAATCCTGTTTAATACCGGCTGAACCAACATAGACCACCTTTTTATTTTTAACTGTAAATATATAAGCAAGTGGCTGACAAGGCATATTAGATGCGCCAAATTTTTCTTTAACAATCAATTCCTTGATTCCGTTTCCATCAATATCAACGGTCGTAAAGTAAGCGCCTTTTAATGAAACCTTACCATAATACTTATCCGGGATCTTCACTGTCTTTTTTGTCAAAAAAGCTCTGTACAGCGAGTTTACTTTAGAACTGCTTATTTTTGCAGCACTTGCATTTATGGACAGCAGCCCTGTCAGTAAAGAAAAAATAATTACTGATAAAATACGTTTTAATTTTTTATTCATTTTGTTATTCCTCTTATTTTAATACTTTTTATAAACCGCTTTCGCGCTTATTCCGCTTCCACGCAGAAGCTTCTTATACGCATTTAACTGTTTCTTCGGGACTTTCACCACAATCCTCTTCGCTGTTCCCGAAAATACCTTGCTACCTACCTGCTTTTTCCCCAGATGCTTCGTCTTAATTATGATGCTCTTTAAGCTCTTGCATCCATAAAACGCCTGTGCCTTGACCATTTTTACATTGCCCGGAAGCGTGATCTTCGTCAGCGCCGTACATTTTCCAAATGCCTTTTTCCTGATTGTATGCAGCACAG